GCCGATGTGCAGGCCAACACCAGCCCCGCATTCCCGCCCGTGCCGCAGCAGGCGGGGCAGGGCATGGAGGGCATCGAGACGGTGGAGGCGGCCGACAACCTTCCCGCCTAAGCTCCCGCAGTCCATGAAAGCCGCCCACCGAGGCGGCTTTTTTGCGCCCGCACAGTATAGGGTTTCACAAACAGGAGCAGCCCCAGCGAGACTGTATCCAGCCCGCCCGTGATGGGTCGGCCAACTCCCACCGCTGGAGAGCGTGAAGGCTGGGGCTTCGGCCCTGGCCCGATCCTCGAAACGGTGTGCCCACCAACAGGCCCTGCCGGATAGCAGGGGATGGAGCACAGAACTTGACAACCACAGCACAGCAACTGCTCGATGCGGCATTCGCCGGTACGCTGGATCTGGACGCGGACGCGAGCCAGCCAAAGACCGATGCGCCTGCCAATGACGGCACTGCAGCACAACCCGAAACCACGAACCGCGATACCGCAGCACCTGCCGCAGCGACTCAGGAAAACGAGAAGCCAGCGCCAATCGCCAGCAAATCCGGTGAATACACGATCCCCTACGAGAAGCTCACCCAGGCACGCCAGGAGCGAGACAGCGTCAAGGCCGAGAACGAACAGCTCAAGGCCCAGCTGCAGCAACTGACCGCTGCCCAGGCCCAAAACCTCACTGCCGCACAGGATCAAGCGCAGGCCCGAGCGGACGCCGGCCACGCACCGACCCAGGCAGACCAGAACCTTGCGATGGCCCAGGCCGCCGCAGCCGCTGGTGTGGATGTGTCCCTGTTCGGGGACTTTTCCGAGGAAGGCATTGCCAAGGGTGTTGCAGCCCTGGTGGAGCAGCGCGCAGCCGCGCTGGTGGATGCAAAGCTGGCCGTGGCCCTGGCCCCGTTTCAGCAGCGCGAAGCCAAGCAGCAGGTGGATGCCCATATGGGCGCCATCTACGCGGCACACTCGGACGCCGACGAGGTGTTCGAGTCTGCCGAGTTCAAGCGCTGGATTGGCGCGCAGCCCGCTTTTGCACGGGCGGGCATCGAGCACGCCCTGACCAATGGCGAGGCGAAGGACGTGATTGACGTGTTTTCGACCTTCAAGGCAGCTACCGGCAAAGGCACCCCTGCCGATGCTGTGACGATGGCTTTGGAGAAGGCGCAGGCGCAGCCTCCGGCGAGTTTGTCGGACCTGCCAGGCGCTGCTGCATCCGGCGCAACGGAGGCCGAGCGGGTAACCGCCATGGCATCCAACCCCGCAGCGTTGCTGGACTACATGGCCGGTTTGAGCCCTGAAAAGCAAAACCGGCTGATGAACAGCGTGGCCTGACCGCCGCGCGTTTTTGAAACCCTGGGCCATCCCGTGATGGGACAGCCCTCTCCCTTAGATGGAGGACGCCATGTCCAAGACTTCCGTGGGCGCAGGCTCTGCCAATGCCCAGTATGTACAGGCTGCCGGGCTGTTCGCTCAGTCCATGCAGCGCAATTCGACGCTCAACCGCATGGTAGGCAAGATGCCCTCCGGCGAGGGCGAGGTGAACAACGTTCTGCGCAAGCAGACCAGCACCGACCTCCCCATCGTTCGCACGGTGGACTTGTCGCGCGGCAAGGGCGACGAGGTGGAATTCCACTTCGTTCAACCCGTGGGCGCCTACCCGATCATGGGTAGCCGCATGGCCGAGGGCAAGGGTGTTGGCGTGTCGCTGGACAAGGCACGGGTGCGCGTCAACCAGGCGCGCTTCCCCGTGGACGTGGGCGACACCATGACCGATCTGCGCTCGCCGGTGGACTTCCGCAAGGTGGGCCGCCCCATTGCGCAGTCGCTGATGGACGCCTACCAGGATCAGTCCATGCTGGTGCACATGGCGGGCGCCCGTGGCTTCCACGACAACATCGAGTGGCGCGTGCCCACCGAGGACCACGCCCAGTTCGCGGAAATGCTGATCAACGACGTGAAGGCTCCCACCAAGAACCGTCACTTCGTGGCCGATGGCTCTGCCATCAAGCCTTTCGCCGTAAGCACTGGCGAAATCGACCTGGCAACCACGGACCTGCTGGACATGGATGTGGTGGACAGCATTCGCACGGTGATCGAGTCGATTGCCCTGCCGCCCCCAGCCATCAAGCTGCCAGGCGACAAGGTGGCCGAGGACTCGCCGCTGCGCTGCCTGCTGGTGTCGCCCGCGCAGTACCACAGCTTCGCGCAGGACACGAACTTCCGCCAGTTCCAGGCCAACGCCATGGCCCGCGCGGCGAAGGCCGAGAACCACCCCCTGTTCCTGGGTGAGGTGGGTCTGTGGAATGGCGTGCTGATCTGCAAGATGCCCAAGCCCATCCGCTTCTATGCCGGTGACACGATCCGCTACTGCGCATCGAACACCAGCGAAACGGAAAGCACCTGCACGGTGCCCATCAGCTTCAGCACCACCCACGCTGTGGACCGTGCGCTGCTGCTGGGTGGCCAGGCGCTGGCGCAGGCCTTCGCATCGAGCCGTCACGGTGGCATGCCCTTCTTCTGGAAGGAGAAGGAATTTGACCACGACGACAAGATGGAGCTGCTGATTGGCGCCATCCAGGGCTTGGCCAAGGTTCGTTGGCTGGTGGACCAGGGCGGTGGCATCAAGCACTTCACCGACCACGGCGTGATTGCCATCGACACGGCAGTGCCGATCATCGGGGCCCGCCAGTAAGCCTCCGAGCAACCCGGATCACCGTGAGGCGGTCCGGGTCATCCCACACACATTCACCCACTGAATACGGAGGCTGAAATGGCCACGATCACCCAAAAGAACCACAACGCCCGCAACAACGTGGGCGCAACCCCCTGGGGCAACGCCCACGGCCTGCACTACACGCTGCAGACCGCCGCTAACGGCGGTGTCGTCGGCGGCGATTCCACTGCTGCCGTCGCCTCGGGCGACAAGGTACGCATCGGCGTCATCCCTGCGGGCTCCAGCCTGCTCGACAGTCTGGCGATTGTTTCGGTCGGCATGACCGCCACCATCACCGGCAATCTGGGCTTCGAGTATGTCGATGGCGTCAACGACACCAAGGTGCCGCAGGACGACGACTACTTTGGTGCCGCACTGAACCTGGCCACGGCCGCGCGCCTGCGCAACGCCACGACCAACGCGCCGGTGACGCTGCCCAAGGACGCCTACCTGATCCTGACCACTGCAGCCGCCAACAACGTCAAGGCATCGCGCATTGACGTGGTGCTGACCGTTGCCAGCGAAGGCCAGCCCTGAGCGCCTGACGGCATGAGAGCGCAGGCCGGGTAACTCCGGCCTGCTTCGGCACACCTTCAAGGACCGGCCATGAACTTCACACGACTTACCTACAGCGGGCGCAAGCCATACAACGACAAGGCGGGCACCGTCTGGGCGCCTGGCGACACCCACATGGTTACGCCGGATACTGCCAAGCGACTGCTGCGCTTTGCCGAGTTTGCGCTGGCCAAGGACACGCCTGCAGATGCCAAGTCGCCCAAGGGCAAGGCCGAGGAACTGCAGAAGGCGCAGACCCTGCATGAAGAGCAGGAGCGCAAGGCAGCCAACGAACACCAGCAAACCGAGAACATGCTGCTGACTGTGGAGAGCATGGACAAGGGCGCGCTGGAAGAATACGCCCGCAGCAAGTACGACGTGGAGCTGGACAAGCGCCTTGGCATCGCAAAACTGCGCGCCGAGGTTTCCAACCTGATCGAGCAGTTCGGCGCCCGCTGATATGACCCTCGAAGACCTGATTCGCCGGTTTCGCGTGCTTGCACAGGATACGGAGCAGCCTTTCCTTTGGCCCGACGAGGCGGTGATGGACTGGCTCAACGACGCCCATGCGCAGGCTTGCGTTCGTGGACGGCTGATCCGAGAGGATGAGAACCCGGCCGTGTGCCAGATCGCGCTTGCGCCAGGTCAGCACACCTACCCACTGCACGCATCTGTGTACGAGCTGATTAACCTGCGCATCAAGGGCTCTGGAACCGAGCCGTCGCGCCCGATGTCGATCAAGTCGCGTGAGTGGCTGGACGCCAACGTGTGCGACTGGCGCGACATGGACGAGCCCAGCCCGTGGCTGATCCAGGACGACACCACATTGCGCGTTGTTGGCGCCATCAAGGCCGGTGATGTGCTGCACCTGGAGTGCTACCGCCTGCCGCTCAAGCAACTGGCCAACGACACGGACAAGCCGGAAATCCATGCGGCCCACCATGAGCACCTGATCCAGTGGGCGCTGCACAGGGCCTTTAGCGTGCCGGACGCCGACGGCTTCGACGCGACGCGCTCTGCAGCGGCAGAGGCCGATTTCACCTCGTATTTCGGCCCGATGCCCGACAGCGACATGCGCCGCACCACGCGCGAGGACGTGGTGCACCACAACGTGTCTATCTTTCCGTAGGGCTACCTTGTCGCCGCCAAAAGGCGCCCCGTATAGGGTTTGATTCCGCGGCGCTGCATGGGGACACTGCATCCAACCATTGCAGGAGTACCCCATGGCAAACAAGTTCTATCCCAAGGGCGCCGAAAAGATCATGCGCGCTGCCATCAACTTCGACAGCGACACCATCAAGGCGGTGATCGTGTCGGACGCATACACGTTCAGCACCGCGCATGAGTTCCTGACCGATTTGGGAACGGTAGTCGGCACGGCTCAGACGCTCACAGCCAAGAGCACCACGGGCGGCGTCTTCGATGCGGCTGATCTGGACTTCGGCGCCATCGCGCCAGGCCCCGTCTGCAAGGCGATTGTGTTCTACAAAGACACCGGTTCTGCTGCCACGTCGCCACTGATCGAGTACGCCGACGAAGTGACCGGATTCCCGATGACGGCCAACGGTGGCGGCATTACGGTGCCCTTCAGCAACGGCGCCTACAAAATCTTCTCCCTGGTCTGAGGTGCGTCCATGCTGCACGCCTTCTCGAACAACGCGGTCACCACGCTGGCGGCAGGAATCAGTGACAGCGCGACAACGATCACACTGACGTCTGACGCCGCCTTTGCTTCCGTCGGGTCGGGCGGGCTTGTTCAGGCCATGACGATCACCGATCCGGCAGGAGCTCAGAGCCCAGAGGTGGTCTATGCGACGGACATACCTTCTGCTGGACAGCGCACCGTGTCGCGTGGGCAGGATGGCACGGCGGCGCAGACGTGGAGCTCGGGAGCAGTTGTTTCTGCGAGGGTGACCGCAGGGATGCTTAGGAAC